GTGGCGGAGAACTAGGGTGCATTATTAATACATGAACGGGCGGTGACGGGCCGCACAGAACGGAAGGAACTGAGATGGAACAGATGAAGACATTGCTTGGAGCATCAGCGTGCAAGTTCTATGAGGAGGCGGGATATAGCGTTCAGACGTACGCAGGGGGCCTGAGGGGCATTGTGAGTTATGGTGGCGATGAAATTTACGTGCTTCGTCATGGATTGCGGAATTGGGAGGTGCGCGATACTGACGGTGACTCGTTTTGCTTTGGTTCGCAATGGGAGTTGTTGGCTTGGTTTGGTGATCGGTTGTGAGGTGTAGGTCGCATCATGGTGAGGGTGATGATTTTGTTGCCCTCACTTATTGGAAAGTTTCTAATTTTATTACTAATGTCCTAATGAAGGGCTATCATATTGCTTATTATTCTGACACTAAGCATATTCATTATTGGAGGAATGGATCGAAGGAATACCACATAATTTCGATTTATAATATAATTTCGAGTAAGACGGGAATAGAAAATGGCATCTATAGATGAATCAATGAAGATTTTTCTGCAAGAAATTGTCGAATACGCTTGTGAGGGCAACGATGTTTTAGTTAAGACAGACAATCTGCTATTTAATGCTCGAACTATCTCACCGTTTACTGCATGGGTTGTGATCTATAAGGCGCAACGCTTTTCACTGGTGACAAGCACCGAAAATTTTGATGTTGCAATTTCATCAATCTCCAATTTCATTAATATGACAGACAGGAATTCAAATGAGTCAGACAATTCTTGAGCGCACGGGTGACTCGAAGTGGTACTTGAAGGGGACGAATGCTGGTGAGTGTCCGGAGATTGCCGCGGCGATGGTGAAGTGGTCGGCAGAGTTGAACGATGATGTTGACGCAGACGATTAAAAGAAAGTTGCGTTGTTATGGTATGAGAGAGTGTTACACGCAAGGCGGTAGCAACATTCTTTACTGTGGATACACAGCGTTTCGCTTAATTAATGATTATTGCATGGAAATGTGGAATCCTTTCGAGACACAGAGTGGTGTTATTAATTACTATGAGTCATTGGAACAAAGAAATCTCGCCCTTTACGAATTAGGCCTGGAAAGCATGGGAGCGCTCTAATGTATCACTTCAGAGAATTCGCCAAGAAACTTAATCTAGTTGACCAACTGCCTGGCTATAACATTGCGGTTAGGTGTGATCGAATTCTGATTGATGGTGCTGATTATCGTCTTGACGTTTATGGTTGGCCCGATAATCGGGTGGTGTTTTCAGACAAATTGACAGGACAAAACACGATTAAACGTTTTGGTCACAACGGCGCAGAGAAATGCCGCAAATTCTATTATGATTGTCTCGAGTTGATTGGAGTGGATTTGACAGCACTTGATATGTGAGGACATAGTTAACCCCCGGAAGTGGCTGGTTTCTTCCGGGGGTTAACTGTTTATTATGGGCGCTCTGCGGTGCGGGCTAGCCGCTCCCAGGCGGCCCAGGTCTCGGGGCCCCATACACCGTCGACGGTGACGCCTAGGGCGCCCTGTAGGGACTCGATGACGCGGTCATGGGCGGCTTCGCTGGCGTCGCCCCAGATTCCGTCTGGCTCTGTGCCTATGACGCTCTGTGTGTATGCGATGCCCCAGGGGAACTCACGTCCGCCCCAGTTGCTGGCCTTGATTACTGCGCACATTCGCTTCTCAGTGTCTACACCGAGAATGTTGTCCTGTACGGCGCCGAGAATTCGCTGAATGTCTCGGATATCGCCGCCACTGGAAATGGCGGAATTGTCGTCGACTACACGAATACCCCAAACAACGTCATCCATATCGCGCTGCTTATTTGTGACGACACCACCATTACCCTGCGATCCGGAATAACCCCACGAAGTATTACCTTCAATAGTGTCAATCTTGGTCCCATAGGGCGCGCTGGTAGCGATTCCGATATGGTCGGACTCTCCGTCTCCCTGCCAATCGAAGGTGACTAGATCGCCGGGGCGAACGTCCCATTTGTTAATGAGGACGCCGCGCTGACGGGCCTGATTCTCGCGGCCGGGGACGTAGGCGCTTACCCAGTTAATGCCGGCCTTGGCGAGAATGTAGGACACGAACATATCGCAATAGGGGACGCCCGAAGCACCGAAACTGGGGGAGCCGGTTACCTGTGCGTACCAGCGCCCATACTTGGTCCCATTCTCCTCATCGGCCCAGCGGGAGTACCCGATTTCCTCCTGGGCGGCGGAGATAATGCTTGCGCGGGTGACCATTAGGACGCCTTTCCTCGCGGAGTGTTGCTTGCGGCAACGCCGAAGAATGCGGCGAACAGGAAGTTCAGGGCGCTAATCTTGTCGCCGTCAATAACACCCCAGACACCAAGGCACACGAGGACGCCAACGCAGACGGTGTAAATCCACAGCCGGTATGCGTCGGGAATGAAGGGGGGCTTGGGGGACTCGTGCTCACCCATTGTTTTTCTCCTTGAGATAGGAAATGATTTCTTTGAGTTGACGGTTCTGCGCGTCTACGCTTGATCCGCCGTGATTTGGCTTGACGTGATACTGAACGTCTTTTAGTTTGTCTTCAATATCTTCAAGCCGGTCTAGTACGCTGGGCATTCCATCCTTTCCGTCCCACGCATTTAACATAGTGGATAGGTGATCCATAAAGATTGTGGCACGATAGATGAAACGCCCTGCGATTGTAATTAGGGATATGACGCCGAGAATTAGGGCAACGTCAATTGTTGTGGGGTTAATGTGTATCATCGGATAAAGATTTCAGCGAACATGTTTCTGGTTTCGGGTGAGTCGGAGAATAAGCGTCCTTTGCGGTAAGTGCTACGCATAATGCTGAGTACCTTGTCTCCGTACATGAGTAGCCGCTCCCCCTCTCTCAGGTCCGTGACCTTATAGGCCCATCTTACCCTATCCCCGCGGGGCTGGCGGCGCTGGGCGAACCACGTGCCACCGTCGATCCATATGGAGACCTCACCGTCGGGACAGCGGAGGGAGAATGCGTATTTGGCTTTGCCGGTCTTTTTCATGACAAAGTCGTCATAGTTGTCTGCGAATTTGTTGGAGATGGAGTAGTCGGCATAGTCCTCAGCGTAATTCGTGATGAATGAGCCGAAGCGGGTGTGTGCCACTTCGGACTGGAATTGCTCGCTGTTGACGAAATCGGTGACGATGAATCCGTCAGCGTGACGGCTAATTCCTTCCTTGGGCTCAATGTGAAACCTAATGAAATAGGGGTTCATGATGCTTACCGCATTGGAAAGCATGAGACAGCGCACCCTGTCTTGATATCGGTCTACCGTGGAATAGAAATCCATGAAGACTTTGGCTTCATCAGGGAGATACCTCAGCGAACCTTTATCAATAATGAATTCATCGAAGATAATGGTGTAGACATTTGGGTACGCAATTGACTTGTTTGCTTGCGCAGTGGAAAGGGGAATGAAATAGCCAATGGTTTCCCATTTCTTTCCAACCTTGCGCTGTGCATACTGTCCTTCTACGCGGAATTCCTCATCGGGAAATTCGTGCTGAATATCTGCAAAGAAACTGTTACGCCCCTTGAGTTCCGTCTTGTAACGGCGAAGATAAATGAATTGCTGTCCTTTGTTGATTGCATTCTTGATAACGATTTTCTTGGCACCGTAGGTCTTACCAAGACCACGGGCACCCATAATCATATTAAACACGCCCGCATATGAGAGCACATTAGAGAAACTATAATAGGAGAATTTCTTTTTCATTCGTGACGCCTTACCGTCCACCAGCGAGTGCCGGCGAGAACATCAATAGACTTAGTTACTGGGCCATAATGGGGGTTTCCGCCGTGCCCCACAAGGGTGTTCGAGTCTACCACCATTTCAACGTGGTCCGTCTCAGGGTAGTAACTACCCGTGGATTTCCAGGCCATAACGATCATGTCCCCAGGTCGCAACTGGGCACGCTCGGCGGCCGTCATAGCACCACCACGGCGCGGGAACGGTTCGGCCCCACGAAAATATTGATCGCCCGTCCAAGTGCCTACAAATGTATTAGACGTTGCTTTATAGGCTGCATACATTAAACCGCTACAATCCGTGATACCAGAATTATCAGGGTCTTGCCTACCGGGACATTGACAATAAGCAAATTTGCCCAATCGGGCCATTATCCATGCCAGCGCCGCCGCGCCCTTTCCGGAGCCGCCGGGCGCGGGAGTTCCACCGCCTCCGCCGCCTCCCCCGCCAGCGTTGGCGGCGAGGTTTTGACCGACGATTGTCTGTTGAATGTCTTTGAGATTTACTTCCCATAGATTATGGCCTCGGGAATACATCTGATAGTTGCCGAACTTTGAGCGGAGCGTGAGAATGCCACTGTCGTCGGCACTAATAATCAGTTTGCCCCCGGACACGTTAACAGTCTGCGTATTGTTGCCAATACTCCCACCATTGCCGGGAGTGTTTCCAGAAATACCTCCCTCACCAACACCACTAACGTCTTTTCCAGCGATAATGTTCTTAGCCTGGGTGTAACGGTTAGAATAGCGACCGAGTACTCCGTTAGCCATAATGTCGGAATACATTTCTTCAAGACCACCACCAGAGTAGTTACTGGCCGCTTGAAGGGCATAGCGAGGCCCCTGGTGGTAGGCGACGCACCAGAGAATAAATGCGTCCGTATCTGTGTCGGGGTTAATCCCATACTGTTTAGCAACACTAAAGTAGTTTTCAAGGTCCTTGACAATCTGGTCGCCCTGAATGTCCTTGCCCGCGTTAAGCAGTGGCTTAAGACTGTCCCCCACGGCGCGCGAGAGATAGTAGGTGTTCCACGAAGAATCGGACTCAGGCACAGATTCGAGCCGAGATCTAAACCCGGCGTCCACTCGCCCATACTCGGCCGCGTGAGCGCCACGCATACGGTTCAGGATTGCCGCCGCGCGAGTGCCATACCATTGCGCAATTCCGACGGTAATTGGGTCATTGTAGTTGATGGCCGAGTAGTCCATAGACGACTCAACCTGACCAATAGCTTTAATTGCAACTTTCTTGGCTGTTGCGTCCCATGCCATAGTTCCTCCAACAGAAATAGCCTGCCCCAATTCTATCGGGGCAGGCCATTCCTGTCTACTCACCAAATCTTGTAGGTCATGTTCACCTGGTAAGTCTGGTTAGCGGAGAGAATATCTCCCGCATAAATTCCACCAGTCTTAGCAACATATAGATATTTATATGTCCTGTCATTTCCAATAATGGGAGACATAACGCCATCGTAGGGGCGCGCCCATCCCGGAATGCTCATTAGTCGACCATCGTATCCCACATTATTTGTGCCAACCTTGAATGTTCCCTGAATGTAAACCCAGTCCCTATCGCGCTCGCACGTGAGGTAGTTGTAGTCCTTCGCCACAGTACCGTCAGACAGCGTGTGCAGGGCCATCGCCGGAGGGTTGAACCACGACGACCCACCCTTGAGCCACACCTCAAAGAGCTCCTTGACATGCGTGTACCCCGAGGCAGTCATGTGCACATTGTCAGGCCCCTGGTCCCAGGACTTGGCTTGCTCATCACCCCAGTGCACCCAACCACGAGAACCCTCGCAGACGACGGCGCCGTAGGGCTTGCCCGCATTGACGACCTCGAATGTCCGGGAAACACATGAGCGCGCCATCTGCACATACTCATTCAGCGAGGCCTCATTAAAGATAACCGGAAGCACTCGAATATCAGCGTTAGGGAAGTATTGGCGCGCAAGCCTGAAAAATGTTGACGCCTTATCAGCCACGGAATTCTGTGCCCGAATATCATTCAGCAAGTCGATCACAAACAGGTACTTAGTTCTACGGCGCTTGTCCTCAGACATTCCCTGCTTGGCATTATCCAACTGAGTCAGAAAGTTGTTGTCAGACGTCGAAGTAAACCCGCCACCACCAATTGCATACACATTAGGGTTAAGTCCCAACTCACGACACAGAGTCTCAGTCCAACGGCTCGCTTCAATTGTGGCATTCGACGAACCAATGACAACGCCCTCCGTGAGTTTTGGGTCCTCGAGGAAGATGTCATTAGCCTCAGTCTTCGTGTAATAGGCCGGGAAACGGTTGTCAAAGTCCCTGCGCTGTTGATCCAACTTGCCCTGAATGTCAGCCTGAAACTGCGTGTTCTGGGCCTTAAGTGCGTCACCCCACGCCTTAGTCGTCAGCGTAACCCGCTTACCCGCAGGCGACTTAAGTGGCGCCTCAATGTAGTTGCCGTCAACCTCACGGAATTCAGCGTCAATAAGGCGCCGCTTGAAGTCCTCAATCAGAGACTCGAGCGCAGTTTTCTTTGCATCCAGTTCCTTGTTCCAACCTGAATGAGTCTTCTCAACCTCAGTAATGAAATTGGTGACCGTCTCATTCAGTTTAGCGATGATCTTATCCTGCTCCTCACCAAAGGAATTCGTGAACGTAATGACGTCAATAACGCTAGAGCGAATTCGCTCAAGCACGTCAATATACGTCAGCCCATCACGATAAGTAAACGGGGTAATGTTGTTCACCGATCGCGACTGAACGCGCCAAAGGGCTTGATCGATAGAACCGATAATGTCGTCACCAGTAGCCATAATATCCTCCAAGTCCTAGTCCGAAATAGTATCCATTAATTAGTCCCCCGGGGGTGTGGGGCATATCCGTGTCCCACAGCCCCATAAAAAGTTCGCTCAGTTCTGCAATAACTAGGTCATCCACATTAAGTAGTGTCCCGCGATAATCGGCGATAGCGCGAGCCTTGGAGCCCGAATAGCCCCAGGACTCTGACCGCTGATTGTTGTTGTAGTTGCTGGTCGAAGACGACGTGCTATCCGACTCGTTACGAGACGTGGTGTCACCTGACGTGCTCGCGTCGCTGATACTCGTAGCATAGTCCCCATCGCCCGCAAGCCGTGTCTGAGGAGTGTCCGAGCCTACCGTGCGCCCCTTGGACTTGTTGGTGCCACTGCCACTACCTGTCTGGTGATTGATCCCAGAGTTCTGGGACGTGCCGTCCTGGCCGGTCCTGCTGTAGTGGCGGTTCCCTTCAAGCGGGTCTGTGTTTTGCAGTTCAGCCAGATACATCCGATTATACCGCGGCATAATCAGTTCCATCTTAAGGCTTAACCGCCAAATAAAAATATCAATTGTCTCGTGCGCAATCTCCTGAAGCCAATAGGTCTTCTTAATTCGATCGTTCAGAGTCTTTCGATATGTTTCATCGAAAATCGGGTAATCGTCAAGCCCAATATGGTCATTGGTTAATCTGACTACATCACGAAGCATTATCGTTGTTACTGACATCGTCACCCCCATAGGTTGTCAAATTGGAATTAGCAAGATAGTCATTAAGGTTGGGTGCAGCATTGTCGTCAACCGCCCAGTAGCACGAGACATTTAGTCCGAATTTCTCATTAATCTGTTCACATGCAAGTTCCCGCGGCTTCATGAACGACTCACGAGATGCAAGCACCTGACCTGAATTGGCGGCCGCTTCCTCAACCACCATACGCTCACGTTTCTCGGAATTAACGTTCATAATTCCAAGCATTGTAAGTGCCTCACCCCAAATCTTAGACTTGGATTCCATATGCTTGATCGAAGAAACGGCACCAGCACCAGCATTCTGATTAAGTGGAAACACACCAATAGTATTAGCGAGATTATCCATACTCATATTCTCAGTGCCCCACACAACGGGTTCGCCGTCGTAAATCTTGGAAATGAGATTCTGGATAGTGAGGCGCTGGTCCTGCGAGCAAGCAACAATCATCGGGTTGCGCTCATTCAACAGATCAATTTCGATTGTTCTGTCAATCTGAGCAAGTCGTGCAGCATACGAGAGCACAACGTCGATTTCCGGCTCCCGAACCTGATTACCCCAAATACACACCGACTCCGAAGCACTCACTTCACGAGAATAGACACCATTGCGGGTGACGCGATACCCCGTGGGGTTATCCTGAATGTCCAGTGGCCCCGAAATTGTTGCGGGCATTGCCATAAACAACTCAAAGAAACTATCGAAATAAAACACGGAGTACCCATTATTGAAGATAGTTGCTTCAATAAAACGTGGGTCAATCCCATTAGGCAGCCCCTCCCAAGTAAACCGGGAAAGACACTTGCCCATTAACTGCCGCCTATACATGTGTTCGAGTTGCACCTGTCGTGCTTCGGATGACGACGGGGGAGATGCCATGATTTTCTTGTAAATGCCGTTAAGCACATAATCCTTTTTACTCACTAAGGGTCACCCTAACTGTCTTGTCAATCCTGTTATTGCGAACGTTCGTGTTACCGATACGCTGAGGAGAACGCCACACAGTCACGCCCTTTTCGAAGATTCCTCGCACACTGGCCTTGAACCCCTCAGGAATAGTTGTGTCAACCAAGTAGCACTCAGCCATCTTCCAATATGTAAATTCGGTCATAAGGCTAAGTGTCTTCGGGAACTTAATCCAAGTATTCATCAAGTACCCATACCTAAGCCAGAAATCGCCAATACTACGCATCGCAGCCGGTGAAACACTCCTAATTCTAGCATCAATCACAAGCCCGTTGGAGACCATCGCAGACACATAGCCCGACGTCTGACCAACCACGGACGGTGGAATAACCTGCATGTCCTGACGCTGACCATTAATCGAAGCAATAGCCGCCTCATAGTCCCCGTTAGCGGCAAACTGAGCAAGTTCATAATTAGTATCCCGCACAGTTCTCTGCTGCTGCTGAGAAATCTGCGAAGCACCACTAGCCAACTGATTCTGAATATTCGCCGTCGACTGTGCCTGAGAATTATTAATCATCGCAGACACGCCAGCCGTAGCCGCCTGACCAATACCAGCACCAGCCGCCGAACCATTCAGCCCCATAACACCGCCAAGCGCCGTCATAGCGCCCTGAGTTGCCTGAACAGTCGCCCTCATATTGTTATAGCGCGACTGGGAATCGGCCATGGCAGAATTACCCCACATACTGTTCTCGGCACCCGCCTGAGTCGCAGCAATACCCGCATTAGCCACATCCCGCGCCGCCGTCGCTGCACGCTGAGCACGCTGCTGCTGCCACTTCGCGTTATTCACCTGAGCCGCCGCAGTGTGTGCCGACGAAGCAAGTGCATTCAGCGAGGAATTATTGACGGCCGAGAATGTGGGGAGAGATGTGTATCCGGTACACATATCCCAGCCCTCACCGTACTCGTTAGTCACCTTGCCGGCACGGCGCTCAACAATCACAGATTCGGTGATTGTGTTGTAGTCCCGAATAGTGAAAAACAGGGACGGATTAGGCGGCACAACATGTGCATATTGATTAATATTGATTCCAGCTGTGCGGATGGACTCAGGGCGAAATTCAACGGGATTCCCTGAATATGTTGTCAACTCAACAATGCAGTATGGTGATGTCACGAATTTCTTAAGTTCCTGATATTCCTTAGGAAGTAACGAAAGAAATTCATTCCTAAAACTAGCGTCAGTCAACGAATAATTACGATTAATGTAAACACTGTTGTCGGATAACCATGTCCACGTTCCTTGTCCTGTTTTCTCACCAACCTTAACTTTGTCGCCGGCATTTAAGTCAACAACATCTTTAGGGACAATAGTGATTGACCCAATGCCCTGCGCGACCCAAGGATAATAACGAAGCCCTTCCATACCGGATTTAAAATTACCCGCGGTGCACGCATAAATTTCGGTACCGTTAGGGATTCCTTCGGTTCGCGAGGAAGTGGCCATAGATACGCGGGGATTGTTTTCGTCACCGTAACCATTATTGGCGTCAAGTTTTGTTGTGGAAGTAACAATCACAATATAATCATAATTATTAACATCTGCCAGCAATCGCCGGTAGGTTCGGATAATTTGGTGCTCAGACCCCATATCCAATCCCTCAGGTTGGGTCAACCAGTTCTTGCCATAGTTGTCAAAAGAATCAGTTGCGGCAATACCCATGTGCCCACGCTCGAGATAACTGCGCCCAAAGTTGATACGCTGGTAATAGGTGGTCCAAACATCAAGTTGAAGTGTCAACTGCGTGGTATTGGGGGCAATGTAGTCAATGCTAGTAATGAAATAGAAAAACACGCTAGGCGTATACCCTTCAAAACCAACGTTGTTAACAGGGCGCCCCGGGTTCTCAACCATAACATAATTGTATTGGTTTGCCTTAGTGAAAGGCGTAGGAATGCGAATCGGCTTACCCTGCGCAAGGTAGGTCATCTGATTAATCTCGACCTTATGCAGATTATTAAAAGACTTAACATAGGCGTAAGGTGTGTGGCCATACGATTTCCAGTCAACAATATCCCGATATGTGTTATCGAAAGGCACATTAACCATCGTAATAACGCTACCCGCAGACCATACAGAATAATCAAACGACAAGCCCGCGCGCGTCTCAGGTGGCATAGCATAAATCTCTGACATATAGTCCTCCTTCATCTCTAAGCATAGCAGAACCGGGCGCCCAAGTGGACGCCCGGTTCTGTGTTGATTCAGGTATTACTTCTTAACCTGAATGCTAATCTCCTTATTCAGCGGCTTGTTGCCATCCGCGCCCTTAGTGTCAACATTCACACCAAGCGTAAGGAACGCCTCAGGCTCATCCGGTCCGATAGTAAGAACACCATCGTTGGAAATCTTGGTGCCCTTAGACTTAGCGTTCTTGAGATACCAGTCAGTGGCATAACCCTTATTCGCGGGCGCCGTCTTCCACTGAATAGACGCCTGACGAACCGCCCCAGGAGGCATAATCGTCGACTGAGTACCATCGGGCCTACTGACAATCAGAGCACTAATCTCCGCATTCGTCTCAGCCTTAGGCGTCACCACAATCGTGTTCGGCTTAGTCCCGAACGCAATAGCCGGGGTAAACGGCGAAGCACTCATGACCGACCAGTGATGCAGCCAGAAATTATCATACAGACCCTCAGGGTTAGAGATACTCCGGTTCTCAAGGAGAATATCCTTAATCACGAAGAACTGCTTGCTGGTCAGAATAGCCGACGTATCAGCCATCCCCAGCGCCTCGCCCGGAACAGTAATGATGTGAGACGGCGCCTCAGCATCACTGCGGTTAAACGCGGCGGACAGAGACGTCACGTCAACGTTCGCCTTAAACTCAGGCGTCGCAATAAGCACCAGGTCCTCAGGGCGTGCGAACGAGTGCACAGCGGCACTGTTAAATGCAGGTGTCGGGTACTGCATCTTATTCGCAGCAACCCTGAGCGCCTTAAGTGCAGCGTCAACCTTAGCCTTATCCGGCTCAAACGAATTCATATCAGAAATCTGCATCCGATAGAATCCGAACTTATCATCAAAGGTCTTAAACAACTTAGTCATACTAAGGAACTCAGACCACTGGTCAGACGAAGCGGCCACGGCCATAATCTGAGAAATCATCTCAGAGAGACCGTTATCCGAAAGGAAAGCCCGACGAAGCACGTCGCGGTTAACCGTGATCTTGAACTTCTCCTTGCGGTTAATCGTGTGGAACGCGCTCTTGGACGGCGGCGGGGCCTGTCCAAACACGTCACGCTCAAGGTAGTCGCGCTGCTCCTCATAAATGGTGGGCTTGATAAAGTCAAGGTGAACTTCCTCGATAGTGTCACCAAAGTTCATCATGCCCTGCTTGAAGACCGCAAGCGGGTTCTTCCACGAAATGTCACGCACAATGGTAGAACCGATACGGTTAACCAGCGATGACATGAATTCGTTGCGAGTAATGTTATCAGACATGATTCCCGCAATGGTTTCCTGAATGTTCGCCTTAGTGGCCTCAGGAACCATTGTCTGATAATCCATTCGAGCATCGCTACGAATGGCGTTAAGAATATCAATGTTTGAAGTGTCGTCACGCAACTGTGGCATAATCAATTCCCCTTAAATAGTTCGCTAATCGACTTAGGTTTCCAATTGGAATCGGGAACCTTGTCATTCCCGGAATCGCTACTAGAAAACAATCCCGAAAGTCCTGCGAGAGTCTTTCCAGTACTAGCCGCGGCTTTCCTGTCAATCCCCATACCGTCAACTATAGCATTCCCGGCATCCTTAGCGGCCGCTCCCCCGAGATCAAGGGCGGCACCGCCAACGTCACCAACGCCCTTGAGGACCGCCTTGGCGTCATCCTTCGTGCTCTCGGCCGCCTGTTTCACGTCATCCAAGGTCATTTCCTTAGACGCAGGAACATCGTCCCCAGCGAACGGATTACCTGTCTCCCTGTCCGTGGGTGTTAGTTGCTCACCAAGACGGTTCTCGAGTTCCGCCTGCAATGCAGAAACCTTTTCCCCGAACACGTCCGTGAGATGCTTCCACGCCGCCTTGGTATCCTTGAAGTGGTCAACGTCTGCCGGGTCCTTCGGGGCTCCCTCGAGCATGTTCCCATCGTCGGGGGAAACCGCTTTCTTGTCCCCATCGCTGTCGCCGGGGTCAAAGACATCATTGCCGGTCATGCCAGATTCCTCGCGCTGCTGCGGCGTGAGGTTCTGGGCCGCCTTGTTCCGTGTCTGAGCATCATCCATGGATTGCTGCGGATCACCTTCAACGCGCCGCTCAGTAAGCGAACGTCCGCCGTGCTCAGCATTGTCCTGCTTGATCGACTCGGCGTTCTTGGCGTCAACCTTGGCCTTATTGGCCTTTCGCTGCTCCTCGTTCATGGGGGAGCCGTCGGGGTTCAGTCCCTTAAGCGCATTCTTCTCAGCATCACTTAGTGCCATAATTCCTCCTAAAACGGTAGGCTAGGAACCTACGTTCCTAGCCTACCATAAATACCCAATCATCCGAAAGCAATCCCGAGGGCTGCTACCCAACTAAGCCGGGCCCAGTTCATTAGGTTGCTCCCCAGCAATTAGTCAGAAATTACTTGCCGGACTTGGGAGCATTCTTCGCCAGATACTCGATAACAGCCTCAGTGACAATATCCGACTCATCCTTGCGCAGAAGCCAGTGAGCCTCAGTCAGGTCCGCCTGAACGGACTTAGGGAGACGGAACTTAACAGTGCTGTGAGTAGAAACAGGACGTGCCATGATTACCAACCTTAATCAATCTTCAATGTGAATGTTGTGTCTCGGAGGACTGTTCCCCCAGGAACCCTTACAGGAATTAGTTTACCATTCCAAGTGCCGCCAGTCAACATATCATCCAAAGTCAATGTTGCTGCGACGTTGCGGGGCATGCCCGCAATGTGCACATCAAGTTTACCATCAATTTCCTCCGCATATTGCTTCGCTCGAATATAGACCGATTTTGTGAAAGAACTCTCATGCTTCCAAGCCCCTAGTTCTACCGGATCGACCCATAGCGATTCCGGGGGAGTGGTAGGGCCAATGAGATGTAGAGAGTCGGTATCTGCGTATGCGAATGTATCATAATTATCTTGTGCTGCACTAATCGTTTTCTTCCGTGCGTACGCAGTAATAAACACACCCATTGGCGTATAAACGGGGTCCCTCATTTCAGGTTCATTCATTACCAGTGATACACGATTATCTTTCAAGGTGGGGTGTTTTCCGGTAATGTCGGGATTAGTTGCAAACTTTCCATATAAACTGTTTAGGTGTAGTTTAGCAATTTGTCTTAGCCCGCCAGTACTATTCTTTTTAATTTCCATAAAATGGTCAACATAATTATCGAAAAATCCGTGTGATCCGCGAAATTCAAACGTTCCGTTCCATGAATAGATTTTAAAATCGTAATGCTTTTTCCATAACTCAATATCAATGTTTGTTGCCACCACTGTTGTGGGTTCTTTTACTTCTTCTAGGTATTGTGTTGGGTTAAATGAAAGATTCTTTTTAATCTGAATGCAAGGAATATGATTAGGCTTTAATTTTGCTGTAAACGTAATTGAAGCAATGTAGAGAGGGCGATTGGTTCTTGGCGCGCCGTCTGAGTAGATCGGATCACCATAGGGGAGTAGTGCCGTTCGCATTACCGAGGGATACAGCGAATTAACGTCATACACGCTCCCTGCGCCATTCAATTTCTTTGAGTATCTAGGATCGGCATAAGTAAATCCCCCGCGATATGCCTTGCGTATTTCAGTATCAATCTCGGGTGAAAGTATTGGGAATCTGCGAATAAACAGTTTTCCCGTCATTTTCTTGTATGTTGCAAGCGAATCGCTACCCGCCGTTAGTTTGGTCATCTTTTCTTCAAACTGAACTTCGAGCGCTTGAGCAACGATCGCTACGTCATTTCGCTGATATCGCTTTTCTTGTTCTGTGGGGATGTAGCCTATTGGCCTAAACTTTTCATAATCAATCTCAAGTTTCTGGTCATGCAAATTGAATGCTTTAGCGATTGCGCTGACCGACATTGGCAATTTCTTAAATGAATCTCTGAATTCAACCCTATAGCCCGTCTCGAAAACAACTGTGATCGAATAATACTTACCCATCCTTGAAATCAAAGAAGTAAATTCCTTGACGCCCGGATTTTCTTTCACCCATTTATAATCGTGCTTCAATAACCAATCTAAAATAAATGTGCCATCGAATGCTAGGTTGTGGAAATAAATGTGTGCTGCGCGTTCAGAAATATGTGACATAAACCCGTCAAGTGTAATTCCATCAACATAATTCTGAAGTTTTCCAACCTGAATAATCCCCCAAGACCACACACGGCAATCATCCTCAACCGTAGTCGTCTCAAAATCAGCGCAAAACGAAGGAATTTTCTTATGGCTACGCCTAGCGCCGGCCCTTGCGGGACTTGCGCTTGTTGATTGGCGAACCACTAAAATCATCCTCCGGTTTGATCTTAACTTGCTTTATCTCTTTAAGTAGAGATTTAATGCTAGAATCGGCTTCCTCCACATCGTCATACCAAAGGTCGTAGCCCGCCCTCCGTCGATCAAAATATCCTTCTTTCGCCGCTTCGTACATAAGTGAAAGTTGGTTAGCGAAATCGCCATTTACAGTCCACATTAACCACAAAACATCATCAGGAATGTCAGTAAGAATATCGAATAGTTCCGGATCGCCAATAACATCAAGCATCGCCGCAATCTGTTGCTTAGCCGCAGTCAACTTCTCTTGCTTTGCCGCCTTGCTAAGGCTATCCAAAACAACGTTCGTTTTCTCACGCATTGCTTCGGCAGACTCAAAATTCACGGTACGCTTATTAGGATTCATTCTCTCAAGCGCATAATGTGAACCACCAGGCAAATAAGATCTAGATGGTCTAAAATCTCTAATCCAATCGCCCACGGTAACATCGCCCAGGTAGGGCAATTTAGTTCCCGCTACACTGCGTTCATAAGCGTCAATATCCTCATTGTAGCGACGCACAGCATCACGATAACGACGAACGTCTTTAGCAGAAATGGGATTACCTTTGCGGTCAGAATAATACCACACGCTATCAGAATTATTAAACTCACTAAGACGCTCAAGTTCCGTCGCAGCATTCTTCAACGTCACCTTCCCAACAGCCGACTTACCCAAAGGATCATACTTCGTCCCACGAATATCCGCCCCATCATCACTAGTCGCCATCCTATACATCTTACGCACAGCCCGATCACGCTCAACCTGCAACAAATCACGCGCCCTATCCAAATCAGAACGCCGCTGTTCCCTCGCACTCGCCTTAGCCGACTTGACCTTAACCTTACCCTGTTCCTCAGACAAAGTATCCGGCAAAGGACTAAAATCAAGCCCACCAACAAAATCCCGAATATCAGCCGCAGTATTCCGAACATGCTTCGCACCACGCTTAAACGACCGATAATGCTTACCCCAGTGCGACTTAACCAAACCAATCACCCCCTGCCCCCTAAGGGGACAGGGGGCAACTAGTATCCTACAACGTCCGTCAGGCCAGCGTCACCGTCGTGTACTCACGACCCCGACCAGACTTAGCAGACCCAATCTCAACAGTCACCGGCTCCGGCCACGACTTAACGTCACCCAGAATATCCACAAGCCGCTGAATCTGCGCCACAACCGTCTGAGACGAAGTACCGTAGGCATTCCCGTCCTTGTCAATCACCGTGATAGCCCGACGAATCTCAACCTCGCCAGTATCCGTGTCAACCACGTCATCCTCAGTGATAACAATATCCTTAATCTCAATCTTCTTGCCACGCAGTTCCTTGAAAGAAACAGCAGAATTCTGAGCAGTAAAGAAAGCCTTCTTGCCAGCAAAGTCATCAGAGAGAGAGGAGTAAACAACAGCCATGATCTTTTCCTTTCGTATGGCTACTTTCAATTCAATTCAGTTCTGGTATTACCCGCCCAGCCGGGAATCTAAAATAGTGTTGGTGAATCAATGTCATCAGGAACCAAGATAAAGTTATCGTCAGTCAAAGCCATGCACACAATATCTGGTGTGGAAACTTCGTCTTGATAATAAAGTAGGTGCTCTGCGACGCTAAGTGTGTGACTGTATGTACATGAGGGACTCCTTGTAATCGCCACATTGTATCTAGTTCCCTGAATCTTAAAGATTCGCGTATATTTGTTTGAAGACGAATACCGAGAAACTAAAAACTTCTTTGATTCAAGACTATTGGAGTATGCCCTCACATAAAAATCATGATCAATGTGAAAATCCCAGCCATCCACAACAACCAACTCCCAACCCTAGACACAGCCTTCGCAGCAATCATACCCCCAGCCACACCGACAGCAACCCCGCACGCACTAAGCCGGTCACCATGACGCCGCACGTCACCACAAGAACAAACCGCACCATTGCCAGCAGAATTGCGTCGTTCATTTTCCTGATACCCCATCTCCTTGTCGATCCAAATAAGTTCACCGTTAACGTTTTCCCACATTTTCATCACCCCTTTCGCTCGCCATCATATCAAACACCTGAGCAAGTGTAGTTCCCTGTGAGAAATAATAAGTGGCGCGATCTGTTTCGATCCAATGTCCACCATATTGCTCATCTGGAAGAATTGTAATCTCTCTCATCTCAGTTCCTTCCGTTCTGTGCGGCCCGTCACCGCCCCGTTCATGTATTAATAATGCACCCTAGTTCTCCACCAG